TTTGGTGAGATTGGAAACCTTCAAGGGGTTATCTTTTCAAATTGGCAAACCATAGACAAGATTCCCGAGGATGCAAGGTTACTTGGTTGCGGTGTGGATTTCGGTTATACAAACGACCCTACGGCGATTGTTGCCGTTTATGAATACAATGGTCAACGAATCGTTGATGAGGTCGCATATCGCACGGGAATGCTTAATTCGGACATTGCAAAGGCATTACCCAACTTTGTGCCAGTGTATGCGGATAGCGCAGAACCAAAGTCAATTGATGAAATACGGAGATACGGAATTAGAATCAAGGGCGTAACCAAGGGAAAGGATTCAATCAACTACGGAATCCAAATCATGCAATCCCAATCGTATTTGGTTACATCCACATCAACAAACCTAATTAAAGAACTGCGCAACTATTGTTGGGATACTGATTCCCAAGGGCGTACAATGAACACACCAACGGGAACGGATCACGGAATTGACAGTTGGAGGTACTTCGAGATGATGGCACTTGGAATCAAATCATCATACGGCCAATACGACATCCGATAATTTTTTTTACTTTTTTTTCATTTTATATTTGGAATTACAAATAATGGGTGTATATTTGTTGAACAATATGACAAACAACATGAAAAACACAAACGAAATTATCGAAGTTCAGTACAAGAATGTAACAGAATTAAACCGTGGTGATGTATGCTTTATCGAAAGCGGTGATCGTAGGACAACTGGAATTATCATGGTTCACAGAACAGAGCAAAGCAAGTCAGGCAAGTTCACAACAATTTGGTGTTATGTTATTGAACAATCAGATTACGGGCAATTAGCAACCTATGCGGGTGATCAAAAACATCCTAAATATGGTAGATTGTACTATATGAGCAAATCAAATAAACACAATGTTGAAATGATTTCTTAATCACCATTAATAACATAAAAACACAACAGATATCAATTTTACAGTTTTATGTGTATGAGATTAACTGGATACAAAATTGATTTATCAGCGGTAGACGATATAATGGCATTGGACAAAAAGTTTGATGCTTTGTATCAAGCACAAAGTGTTGGCAAAACGCAACTCATAAAATCTACCCAAGATGTAATTGAAAACGCTCAACAAATTATCAATTTGATTGCAAAATATGAAGCCCCTGCCAAAGAACTTGGTGACAAAGGTGCAATTGCGTTTTTATCATTTAGAAAAAAACAAGCGGAAAGCAGAATCAAAACCGCAAATGCTGAAATGGCAAAAATCAAATCATTAAAATAAAATTATTCTATTCAATTAAATGGGGCTAAATGCCCCTTTTTTTTGCCTTAAAATTGTTTATTTCGTGTGGATTAACTATATTCGCATTGACAAATAACATGGAAGTAAAATCAATTGATTACCAAGATTGCAAAGAGTGGTTTTTGAAAAAGCACTATGCAAAAAGAATCCCACCGATAGAGTTTTGTTTTGGATTGTATAATGACAATTTGTTGATTGGCGTATGCAGTTACGGGACCCCCGCGAGTAGCCCGTTAAGGGAATCAATACCATCGTTCAAATTGTATGAACTAAATAGATTAGTTATCAATGAAGGCGTTCCAAAAAACACATTAAGTTTTTTTGTTTCCAAAACAATTAAGATGATGCCAAACCCATGCGTGTTGGTATCTTATGCAGATACATCACACAACCATCAAGGATACATTTATCAAGCAACGAATTGGATTTATACGGGCTTATCTGTAAAGTTCATGGATTACATGATTAAAGGCATGGAACATCTGCATGGGGCAAGTGTATTTGATATGTCAAGGGGGCAAGAAAACCGCGTTGAATGGTTGAGGGAAAAATTTGGTGATCGGTTGTACATGAAAGAAAGACCACAAAAACACAGATACTTTTATTTTATCGGAAACAAATACCAAAGAAAACAAATGAGCGTTGAGTTGCCTTATAAAATTGAACCATACCCAAAAGGGGACAACATAAGATATGATGCAAGTTATCAACCAACAACACAAACAAAATTATTTTGACAAATGGAAATAAAAGATTATCGGTATTCAAACGAATTAAGTACAAAGGCAAAGGCATTGCCAATGTATGAAGAATTCATCAAACTCGTTGATGATGACAAAAAGGTACAAAAGTACAACACCATCCAAGATATGTTATTGGATGCGTTCAAATGGGATGCAAGCCCACAAGGTCAGGACTATTGGCAATCGGTGTATGATTCAATTGTCATTATTGACCATCCAAGATGCCCCAAATGTAACCGACTTGCAAAAGTTACATTCAACAAATCCAAGGGGAATTATCGGTGCTTTTTATGTAAAATAAACTACAAATGACAACACAATACCAAGAAGTGCATAACCTCAAACAAGAAATCAGACGGATGCGGTTGCAGATGATTGAACAGAAATCGGACTATGATAATTTAGTTCGTGCGTTGAAGCGTGAAATTGTCCAACCCAAAACCGATATCAATTTAGAGCCAACCCCATGGCGTGAAGTGTTACGGGCAATCTGTGAAGTTTACGACCTTACACCCGACACAGTGATAACAAGGTCAAGAAAACGAAAGCCATTGTATGCCCGTCACATGTTCAACCACATTTGCAGAAAGCGGTTGGAAATGACATACGAAGAAATAGGGCTAATCTGTGGGCGGGATCACTCCACAATCATTTCATCAGTGCGTGAATTTGGTGATATTTTACAGACGGATAAGGAAGTCCAAAGATACCATGCAAAGGTTCACACCATCCTTCACGAAAGATTCCCGTAAACATTCGGGAATTTCTTCGTTTTATTAGTATATGATTGAAAACAAAAAGATAATTGTACCTACCGAACTGCGTGATGTAAAGTTGCATCAAATGATAACATACAACGGGTTAAAACCCGAAATGGATGATGTATCAAGGCAGTTGGAAGCGGTGGCAATCTTTTGTGACTTGACCATGTCGGAGGTTAAGAATATGCCATTTGATACACTGAAATATTGTGTGGAAAAAATCACAACCATGTTGGAATCTAAACCAACATTCACACCCAGGTTCGAGTACAAAGGCATTGAATACGGATTCATCCCAAACTTTGACGAACTCACAACGGGTGAATTCATTGACATCGAAAATTACTGCAAAGAACCAAACGACCTTTGGAAAGTGTTGTCGGTTTTGTATCGCCCCATTACCAAAAAAGGACAGAATGGAAGGTATGAAATCATGGCTTACAATGCCGATCTGAACACGGCATTTAAGGAGATAGACGCGAACACTGCATTTGGTGCGATGCTTTTTTTTTGGAGTTTAGGAATCGACTTATTGAATTCTTTCCAGAAGTATTTGCGGATGGTGAGGAAGGGGGAAGTGGCGATGAAATACGCCTTACCAAAAAATGGGGATGGTTTGGAATGGTCTACCGACTTGCTAACCGAAATTTCCTACAATTGGAAAATGTCTATACTAAGACCATTCACACCGCTTTGTATTGGACCGCTTACGAAAGCGACATTGCGGAAATGGAACAAAAAATTATTAAGCAAAGTTACAAGCGATGATAAATAACCACATAGGAACCGCATTTAAGGTATTCAAAGACATCGCCACGGATGAGGGATGGAATTATAGCCACGGCACATTGACGGAGTTGGACTTCAAAGCGTTCACGGTATTCCCATTGATGCACTGCTCAATCCAAGCCGTGTCGTTGACAGACCAAATTGCATCCATCCAAATGAACATCATGATTGCGGATCGTGTGAACTTTTTGAAAGGCGAGAATGAGCAAAAAAACCTAATCACAGTTTACGACAAATACGGATACACAGAGAATCAAAACTATGCACACATATTGCAGGAAATGTATGTGCAAATGTCAAAAGGTTTGTGGAAGTTAGAGCAAGACAATTATAGTCAAATACAATTCCAACGCCCAATCGTGTTTAACCCATTTGTGGAAACGATGGATTCGGTATTGGCGGGATATCAAATAAGTGTCACCATTGACTTAATCAACCCGTGGGTAACTGATGGCGATTGCGTTTAAGAATAGCGTTGCCGTTGTTGCGGATTATTCCAAGAAGTGGGCAATTGCTTGTCGGAATATGTTGGAGATAAAACGCCCACGAACATCTATCCGTGCCAAGTGGAAAAAGGTTGGCGGAGGATGGCAAGTGGTGTCAGCAACTAAAAAGACATTCCGTGGTAATTATGTGGCCAGTGGTCAATTGGTGGCATCAATCCAACCCGACCCAAAGGGTTTGAATATGGGTATCAGTATGAACAAGACGGCCGATTATGTGCAAAGGGGTCGGAAGCCAGGCAAAGGGATTCCACTTGATTCAATGCGTGGATGGGTTAAAATGAAACGCATCCAACCAAGGGATTTATCAACGGGTAAATTCAAATCAAAGGCAAACGAGGAATCAATGCGGTTTATGATGAATAGGAAAATAAAGTATTTTGGTATCGAACCATTCCCATTTGTGAGCCAAGCAAGACAACAAATTTTACCATCGTTCAATAAGGCATTAACCAAGGCGATGAAACAAGACATTCAAAAAGGACTATTCAAAAGATGAGTTTTACATTTACACAACAACCCGCATCCATAGTTGGGGCCAATTCCCCAATCATTTACCAAGCGTTTGAATCCACCAATTTTGCAAATGCGGGATTCCGTTATGAGTTCAAAGTTTATGTGTGGAGTGGCACGACATCCATCCCCGCAACACCGATTGTAACAATTAACAGATTACCCGACCAATATGGAGGCGGAAGGGCGTGGATTGATGTTCACAAAATTGTAACCCAGTACATCACCACCGAATTTTTGGTTAATGGCACATACAAACCAAACATCGGAAGCGGTGCAAAACGCGTAGCGGTGAAGTGTCAAGGCATTTGGACGGCGGGGTCAACCGCAGTTATCACTTCCAATTTATCGTTGGCCACAAAGGGTTACACATACACGGCGGAGGGATTCAATGTTGGATTCTCAAAGTCAGTATTCACGGATAAGACGGCCGTCTATGTGACAAGTGAAACCACCAATGCTTATTTGTGGTATGATGCAAGTGTGATTACATCCATTACTTGTGGAAGTGCAACGGTGACACCAAATGCGGTGACAACATCCGACCAGGTGTTCCAAGGAATTGAAATTAAGCAATTAATGACGGCGGGAGGGGTATGGGGTACAAACGCCAATATCACATTTGTGAAAGCGGGGGATGATGTGGTTATGCCCGTGGTGTTTGATTGCCAAAATAAGTATGGGCAACAAGATGTGTTGTTCCTCAATCGGTATGGGGTTTATGATTCGTACCTTTTTAACGGGGTATCACGCAGAACATACAATGTAGAATCCGAAAAATATAGCCAACCAATTTTCAAACAAGCGGATTTAGCACAATCGTGGAGTTATGGCGTACAGATTGCCACACCATTTTTGCAGAATAGTACGGAAGTAATGACAGTAAACACGGATTGGATACCCGAAACGGATGTGCCAATCGTTGAACAGATATTTTATTCAACCAATGTATTGATTTTAAGCGGTAATAATGTGTTGTCAACACGAGTTATCGATACCGCATTTGAGTTCAAGAAAAGGACAAACGAAAAGTTGATCCAATACACCATTCAATTGGAATACAACCAACCTAAAATAAACAAGATTGTACGATGAACATTCGGTTTAGTTTGGAAATTGAGGGGATACCCGTGGATTTATTTAATGACGAAAGTGTTGAATTAAACCGCCAATTAAAAGACCTGCAAGATTTGTCCACCATTTGGACAGATTACACCCAAGCGTTTCAAATACCTGCATCCGAAACCAACAACCAAATCTTTTCGGATTGGTTTGATGAAAATGTGGTATTGGGTGCGTGGAATCCAAACATTGGAAAGGATGCAACATTATTAATTCATTCTTTGCCAGTGTACACGGGTCGGATTGAGTTT